TATGACAAAAAACCAAAAAGAAATCATAGATGAATGGACACACGAAGACATTGACAGAGAATATACAGAGGAAGTTCAGGAAGTCCAAGAAGTCCAAGAAGTACAGCCGGAACATTTTTGCAAAAAAGTTAAAAAAAGCAATGCAACACCTAAAAAAGATATAATTTATCCTAAAAGAAGATATATATGAAATACTTAGTTACAGGAATATCGGGTTTTTTAGCTGAAGAAATTGTTAAAAGACTTCTGGCTAATGGAGATGAGGTTGTGGGAATTTCTCGCAACGAAACAAAGCTCAAAGAGTTCAATGACAAATATCCTCATGTCAAAACTTATGTCGGGGATATTTCAGATGAGTGGTCAGTTTATCGTGCGATGAAAGATGTCCACGTGGTCATTCACTGCGCTGCTTTCAAGCACGTTGGTTATGCAGAAACGAATGTCTTTGAGTGTATAAATTCAAACCTAGTCGGTTCGCTCAATGTTCTAATGGCTTCGCTTGAGTTCAAGCCTAAGCTAGTCATAGGAATCTCAACTGACAAAGCTGCTCAACCGACAGGAGTTTATGGAAAAACCAAGCAACTAATGGAAAGACTTTTTGAAGAAGCCAACTTTTTAAACCCGTATACAAAATATCGGATAGTGAGATACGGCAATGTACTATGGTCAAATGGAAGTATCTTGCCCCGCTGGAAATCCTTAATCGAAAAAGGAAAAGAAATAACCGTCACTGACCCAGAAGCCACGAGATTTTTTTTCACAGTGAAAGAGGCTGTCGACTTAATCTTTGAATGTATCGAAAAAGCCACTGATTCAACTCCGTATATCCCAAAAATGAAAGCGATGAGCGTGGGAGACCTCTTGGAGGCGGTGATGCAAAAGTATGGTCGAGTACCCGTTAAATACGTCGGTCTTCAACCTGGCGAAAACAAAAACGAGACTATGGACGGAATCGTATTCAGCGACCAGGTAGAAAGATTTACCATTGAAGAAATAAAAAATAAAATATGAAATTTGTAATATTAGTCCAGGATAAAACCCTTGTTGATTGTAACGGAGGCTCACTGGTTTTAAACCATCATAAACATGCTCTTGAGGAATTAGGACACGAAGCCCAACTTTATAACCTTAATGATACCTGGATAGATTGCGACTATATTATCTATCAATCAGAATGGCACAAACACTTAGAAGATAAACTGAGAGTGAACTTAGCCAAGAAGATATGTTGGGTTGGACATTTTTTCCCAGATTCTCGTTATGTGATGCCAGAGATAGGACAAATAAGGGCTGACCACTATTTCACGCAGTGGAAAGGCAGATGTGTGGAAGAAGCAGAAAAGCAACTGGGAAAGCCTATCTTCTACTTACCGCACGGATATTGCCCTAAATGCAACCATGAGGGGAATCTTGACCGTAGTTATCCTAAAGCAGTTTTCGTTGGAGCGGGGTATAAGGAACGCTCTCAAGATTGGCTGGACTATGCCGAAGTAACCAAAGTTACCTGTCCGCACGAAAAAGCTAAAGATTATTACAAATCAGCTATCGTCTGCCCTAATATCCACGGAGAATTTCAAAAAAACCAAGTGACTGAGTTTACCAAGATACCAGGTGAGATGATAAACGACCGAATCTTTAACATCATAATGAGTGGAGGATTCGCAGTTTCGGATAACACTGAAATTGTGGGAGAATTTTTCAACCAAAACGAAGTTCCTCGCTGCACAATAAAAGAAGAGTTTAAATGGACAATCGATTATTTCATTAAACACCCAGAAGAACGCCTGCCATATATGGAAAAAGCCCGAAAAAGAATTGTAGAAAATTATTCATACGTTGATTATTATAAAAAATTTTTAGAAACCCTATGAATCCAACAAAGTACAAAGTAGGCAAAATCACCATAGCCCCACAAATAGACGGGCTGGAGATTTACCGAGAAAAAAGACTAATTCTGCAACTGGATAAAGAAGACGGACTAAGCCTTCTTTCAGCTTGCCTAGAATTTACCAGGGCGATGACCAACGAAGACGCCTTAAAGCGAATGATGAAAGGAAAAAGGAAAGCTAAAACTTCAAAACATCAATAATATGAACTTTATATTTTCAATCTTGGGAATTTTAATTGGACTGATAGTATTTCCTCTTATCGCTATCTTGCTTGGGTTTATCACGGTACATTTGTTTGGTTTTCCTCAATATTTAATTGGAATTATATAAAATTATGATACAACGATTACTGCTTGGAGCTGGGCCCGAATCACAACATGAGGAAGGAAGTATCAGAGTCGATGTCGTTCCTGCTTGGGCTGACATAGTTTGCGACCTTAACGAGAAAATTCCTTTGATACCCAAAGAGAATCCGACTTTTGATTATATAGAAGCCCATCACATTTTTGAACATCTTGAATCAACCAAGCAACTGAAAAGGATTATGCGATGGTGTTGGGAAATCCTTTCAAAAGACGGAATTTTTGATATCACTGTCCCTCATTGGAAAAGCGACAGTGCTGTGGAATGTATCGAACACGTCCGTTTCTTTAATGAAAATTCTTTTATGAACTATTATCAGAATTTGTATTGGAAGGAGATGGGACTTCCACAGTTCAAACTAATTAAAAATGAATTAAGAGACCACGGCGGACATTTGGAAGTCCACGTGCAATTAAGCAAATGAAGCTAAGCGCCATAATTTGTGTTAAAAATGAAGAAGACTTTATTGGATTATGCCTTGAGCATTTGAAGTCTTTTTGCGACCAGACAATCGTAGTTGATAATGGTAGTACCGACAAAACAAAAGAAATCGCTCAGAGTTACGGGGCGGAAGTTTATGATTATCCTGAAACGCAAAATATGTGCGAGGTTCGGAATTTTTCTCTTTCTAAGGCGAAAGGTGAGTGGATTTTACAATGCGACGCTGATGAAATTTACCCAGCCAGCGAAATGCAAAAGATTCGAGACTTCGTTGAAAACCCAGGAAATGCTATTGCCGCCAGGGCAAAATATAAAAACTTGGCTTGGCGTGAGGGATACGCTCAAAAAGACTTCGGACACTATCCTGACAGAATTTACCGTCGAGACGTGATTGACGCTTATTACGGGGTGCTACCAATTGACGAAACCAGGGTCAAGCGTGAATTTTTAAATTATCCAGACAAGCAGCACGGCAATCCAGTCCTTGAATATGACAACCCAGAAGATAAAAGTTTTGAACACCCACGCCAACCAATTTTAGATGTGACCTACTACCACCTAGCCAGAACTAGGGGGAATTGGTTTGAGCAGCGCAAATGGACGCAGTATCAAAAAAATATGCACCCAGATTGGACAGCCGAACAAATAAAAGAAATGGTAATTCAAAACGTCTGGGTTAATGGTCTTTACGAAATGGAAAAAATTGATGTGCCAGCTGGAATCCCCACCAAGACCATCCCGAATCCGAAAGTCTCCGTGATAGTGACGTGCTATAACAAGGCCCCGTGGATAGCGGAATGTATCGAATCAATCCTTGGCCAAACCTATAAACCCTTTGAAGTGATAGTGGTGGATGACTGCTCAACAGACAACTCAAGGGAGATAATTGAAAAATATGACGTTACTAAAGTTTATCATTCCTATAACCGAGGTGTCAGTTCTGCCCGTAACGATGGTTTGATGGAAGCGACAGGTGACTATTTCGTGCTAATTGATGGAGATGACAAATTAAAGCCAGAGTTCATCGAAAAATGCTTAGCTGAGATGAAAGGAGACGTGCAGCTAGTTTCGACAGACTTTGAAGGGCTTGGAGAATGGGAAGGTAAAATCCACCAATATCCGCATCCGTTCGACCCTCAACACCTCAAGACCGCTCAAGTGTTTCCCAGTGTGATGGCTCTCTACGATATGCGTCTAAGAAGCCCTTATGGGAATTTCCAGGAATTTCTTTCCGAAGACGCTCATTGGTTTTTGGAACTTGTTTTCAGAAAAGGCGCAAAGGTTGTTCATATCCCAGAACCTCTTTGCTATTACCGCAGGACACAAGGTTCGAGAGTAGACCAAGTCGACCTAAGACACGCCGAAGCGGTGGATGAAATAAATAATAACTTTAAAGAATACGGCGTAAATTACTTATGAAAATCTGCTTTAGTTTAGGACAACCCACAATTTGTGGAGGTATTTTAGTGCCTTGTCAGTATATCGGCGAACTCAGAAAAAGAGGAATTGATGCTTTTGGGATTGCAGATTGGCAAGACCCTAATTTGGAAAAGTATATGGGAATCCCATTTAAGAGTTGGGACGTATTAGATGATTTCACTGACGAAGATGTCATCATCGCAGTCAGGTGGGAACAATGCGAACGCCTGGAACAATACAAAGGCAAGAAATTCCAGTTCGTGCAAGGAAATGACAGATACTACTACGAAATGGTCAATCACTGCGATTTGGGAAAGATGCTGGGAAAACGGCGAGACCCCAAATGGGAACTAATTGGAGTGTCAAAATACTGCCTACAAGACTTTCAGAGAGGAACGGTCATCTACAATGGTATAGATGACCGCTTTAGGGTAAAACACGGCTTACAGCGTGATATAGACGCCCTAGTGGAAGGAAATAACGAAGCTCTCAAGAATATCGACTATGCAATCGAACAAGCCAAGAAAGACGGACATAAGAAAATAGTCTGGATGGGCCGGGAAACAAAACCCGTCGAAGGCGTGGAGTGCATCACTAACCCACCGCAAGACGAAATCCCTAAAATATACCAGCGAGCCAAACATTTCTACAAGTATTCCAAGAGCGAAGGATTTAGTTTGCCAATTTGGGAAGCTTTATTGAGCGGTTGCGAAGTTCATATCGGAGAGATGGGTTGTAATTCAGAATTTAACTATATTCTAGAGGAAGCCGAGAAATTAACCTGGACTAATGCTGTGGGCAAACTCCTAGAATTTATCCACTTGACAGATTCAAAATAGTATGCTACCTTTGATATATCAATGACTACGAGTTCGAAAGAACTTTTGGTTTTTTGCGTAAATAAAGCCCTTTTGGGAAAAACACACAAACACGCAAATGATAAAAAAAACAAAAACTAAGCAAAACAGGTAGCTCGTAAAACAAGTGAATTTTTTGTGTTTATCCGCAGGAACAACCGTTCAATCCTTATTAAAACGGGAACGCCGATTTCGGCGAATAAACATAATATGGAAACAATCACAATCCAAGAACTAAATAATCTAAAAATAAAAAAAGTTATGGCTAAAATGAAAGAAGGCTCAAAAAAAGAACAAGCCCGAGACAAAAAGACAGGAACAAAAGAAAACGCTGTTGAAAAAAAAGAGTATAAAAAAGTTAAAGGAGCAGCTGCAAGAGCATTCGGAGGTTTTATAGCTAAAAAGGCTTTAAAGAAATAATATGGCAGAGGAGTTAACACCAAAACAGATTGAATTTCTAAGAAACTACAACGACCCGAAAAGCGAAACATTTTCGAATGCTTTACAAAGTGCATTAAAGGCAGGTTACAGCCAAGAATATTCTGAAAACATAATGAGTTTATTTCCTAACTGGCTATCGGAGAACATCGGAAGAAGAAAGAGAATGCTTTTAAAGGCAGAAAAGAGGCTAGAAACACTAATTGACAGCGAAGACGAAAGAGTTTCAGCTGATGTTTCAAAACATATTACTAAAACACTTGGAAGAGATGACTACGCAGAGAAACAAATACAAGAACATAAAGGTAAAATAGTAATAGATAAGATTGAGTACATAACTCCAAATGAAACTAACATTAACGCCTGAGTACAAGCAACATTTAGCATATCAAGCATTAGAAAAAGAAGGAGTTAATACATTATTTTATGGAGGAGGAGCAGGCGGTGGAAAAACTTGGTGGCTATGTGAAAAAAGCCTAGTAAATTGTCTAAGATATCCAGGATATAAAACATTTATCGGCAGAGAAGAATTGAAAAGACTAATGCAGTCGACATTTGTTACTTTTACAAAGGTTTGCTCGTTTCATAACATACCAGACGGAACTTGGAAGTTAAACGGACAATATAACTATATTGAATTTACGAATGGAAGCAGAATTGACCTTTTAGATTTAAAGAAATTACCAACTGACCCATTATATGAACGATTTGGAAGCTTGGAATATACTGACGGAAATATTGAAGAAGCTGGAGAGATTGATTTTGGAGCTTATGATGTTTTAAAAACGAGAATTGGAAGACATTTAAATAAAGAGTATGGCATTAATCCGACAATGAGCATTACAGGAAACCCTAAGAAGAACTGGACTTATAAAATATTTTATAAGCCGTGGAAAGAGAAAACCCTGGACCCAAGCATTGTGTTTATCCAAAGTCTTTATACTGACAATAAACACACCGCAGAGAGCTACGGAGAACAGCTAAGCCAAGTTACAGATAAAGCGACAAAACAAAGATTGATGTTTGGGAACTGGGAATATGATGATGACACTACAACTATGATAGATTTCGATTCAATCACGGATTTATTCACGAATGTAGTTTCCAAAGGTCAAAGATACTTAAGTGCGGATGTGGCAAGATATGGAAGCGATAAGACAGTTATTATGATTTGGAACGGGCTAACAGTGGAAAAGATTATAACTAAAGTAAAATTAGGAGTTGATAAGGTTTCAGACGAACTGAGGCAAGTGGCAGTGGAAAACAATGTACCTTACTCAAATATCATAGTGGATGAAGACGGAATTGGTGGTGGAGTAGTGGACACGCTAAGAGGGATTAAGGGCTTTATGGCTAACAGAATACCTTTTGAGGATAGAGTTACAGGAAGACCTGAAAACTACGCTTCGCTGAAATCTCAATGCACATATAAGCTGGCTGAATATATCAATCAACATAAGATAGCGGTTAAATGCACTGATACGAAAGTGGTTGAAGACCTAACCGAAGAATTAGAGCAAATTAAAACTAAAGACGCAGACAAAGACAATAAGCTCAATATTATCAGCAAGGATGAAATTAAAGAATTGATAGGCAGAAGTCCTGATTATAGTGATTGTCTGATGATGAGAATGTATTTTGAATTTGAACCAACATATAACGGTCAATTAAAAACAAACTACTAATGGAAACAAAAAGAATAACTGAACAAGACCTCGAGCAAATGGTAGCTGATACCATTGTAGCTCACGCTGCCAATTACACGGACATCAAGAACCACTGGACAGACCTTCTGAATCGCTATGAGAATAAACTAAGGGAAAATTCTATTACTGCTAAGACTGACACCAAGGCTTGCTTAGGTGGAGGTTTTGCGTTGGTTGAGAACTTTGTAGCTCGTATGCTTAACCGTCAACCTAAATATAAATACCTGGGAAGAGAAGGTGACGACGTGAAAGATGCTGACCTTTACGAAGAGTTTTCCGAGTATCAATACTCGGAAGCGGAAGTGGAAACCGAACTGGAAGAAATCGCTCGCTGGGGAGCAGCCACTGGTTTGGCTGGTTGGGTGATGGGTTGGAAAGAAGAAACAAAAATTGTAGCTAAAAACGGAGTAGAAATCATGGGCATTAAGTCGTTTAACCCGATTGTGATGAAACTAGTGGATGCTTTAGGCAAAGGCAAAAAAGTCAAAGTAGACGACAAACAAACAACCGCCAATTATACGCTGGATGCAATCAAGCCTCACGACCTTATCTGGAACAGTGACGCTCGCAGAATGAAAGATGTGCGTATCTTTGGTTACAGAGTGGAACGCTTTGTCAAAGACTTGGAATTTGAAGGTTATGACGTTGCAGCTTTGAAAAGTAGCGTGATGACTGGCGACTTTTGGACTGAAAAGATTTCCGAATACAAGGACAGCGGACTTTCTCAGGACCAAATCGTGGGAATGATTAAAGTCTACGTGGCTCCGATGTACATCAAATATCTAGACGGAGACACTTGGAAGCACGCTTTGTTGACTATGGCAGGATTAGAGAGTGGCAAACCAGTTAAAATAAAATACTCAGATAATCCTTTCGATGAACAATTTATCCCGATGGGAATCTACACGCCGATTAGACGAGTCGGTAAACTGTACGGTTTCGGACTTATCGAACCAGCCAAGGGAACCCTGGATGCTGAAGAAGATTCATACAATGTTGCTTTGACTGCCCTGTGGACTGATGTAGCTCGTCCGATGGAATATAATCCTCAGAACATTCTAGATATGGACGCTTTCGAATACGGTGCCAGAAAACTTGTCCCTGTCAGAGCCTTGGGACAATCAGTTAGAGTTATGGAAACTCCTCAGCCAAACATCGGAGCGGTAGAAATGATGATGCAATCAGCTATTAAAAGCAAGCAGAACGTCACAGGCATCACAGACTTTCAAACTGGCTCAGAACAAGTTGCAGGAGGCAAGACTTTAGGAGAAATCAAAATCAAGACCGCTGAATCAAATTCTCGTATTCAAAAGATGATTAGAAACTTTGAGCTTCAAGTATTGGAACCTATCGGAAAGTATGCCCTGTATATGAATAAGCAGTTCTTATCTGACAAACCTAAGATTGTTTACAAGATAATGGGTAAGAGCGGAGCGTTGCTTCAGAAAGCCATCAAGAGCAAAGACATTGAAGCTATCAAAGACATCAGTGTTATCTCTGGCTCGACTGCCTTAGTAGAACAATCAGCTGAATTGCAGAAATGGACAATGTTACTCAATCAAGTTTACCTAGAAGAAAAGAGCGTAAGTCCTACCCAAATAAACAAAGAGCCTATTTGGGAAAGACTTTTCAAAGATGGCTTGCTTGTCCCAGACGTTGAAACTTATCTGCCAAACGCTCAAGAGGTAGAATCCAAGACTGTCGGAGGAAAAATGAGCCAAATGGATGATGCAGAGCAAGAATCAGACAACCCGGCCATTGCCAGAGTTTTGCCGACTGACCAACACGACCTGCATATCAAGATTCATCAAGCCGTGCTTAAGTCAGGAATGAAGTCCACAGGAGAGCCACTGAGCCCAGAAGAAATCCAAATGCTTACTCAGCACGTCAACGACCACGTCCGAGCAATGGGCGGACAAGTGCCACAGTTCGCAGGCGGAATCGAGCAAGCTGTTAATCAGCACGTCGCTAATCAAGTGCCTCAACCAATAACTAATCAACAATAATATGCCCAAATCACAAAACAGCGGAAGTTACTTAATAGTCGAACAAGAAAATCAATATGTTAATATCGCAGGAATTTCTGCTGGAACCGTTTGCATCATAGGTAAAGGTTTTTTATCCAATATAGTTATCAACACTGCTGCCGCTGGGGCAATAACAGTGTATGATTCAACATCAGCAGCTGGGACAAAAATAGCAACCATTGCAGCCTCTGCCCCAATAGGTTCTAATTTTCAATATAATGTTGAACTAAAGAATGGTTTAACCATTGTGGCTGCCGCAGCAACAGACATCACAGTAGCCTGTAAGGACAATAACTAAATGGAACTACCAAATTTTATCAGAGAGACAATCAACTCTACCAGTTCAGTGGACGCAGAACTCAATAAATTGCTACAAGCCAAAGATGACGCTGAAATGTTGATGATAGCCCACCGAATCAGGTCAAAGATAGAAGTCAGAAATGAAGTGGCTTTTGATTTAGAGCAAGCGTTAATCAGAGAATCAAATGGAAAATAAGCACACAATCGGAGAACTCTTGGAATATATGGATAAAAAGAAAGACCAGCAAAAGCAGTTTACCTACAAGGTCAGTTATGGCAGCGAGAACAAGGAAGACGACTACCGATTTTCAATCCAAGAAGCTATCCGACATTCAAAACAGAATACACGTTAGTGTAGCATAATTCATAATAGCAGATGCGAAACTGCGTAATCAAATTAGCGTTAAATTATGACTGAAGAAGTCCAGGGCGTAACTGAGGAACTATTAAATCCTCCTACTGAAGCCGAAACAGTAGCTGAGCCCACAGAAAACAACGAGCAGGTGCAAGAGCCAGTTGAAGGCGTTACTCCAACCACTGATGGTAAAGACTACAAAGCTATTGCAGAACAACTAAGCAAAGACATTAAGGAAAAGAATCGTAAGATTCAAGAACTTAAAGCCAGCGTTCAGCAACCAGTTCCAGTCCAGCCCGTAGTAAGTGAAGACGAAACAGTCAAAAGGTTTCTTCAAACGGAAGCCAACGCCACTATCGCCGTTAAATTGCAAACAGACCCCTCTTTCAAATACCGAGTGGAACTAGTGCAAGATTACGTAGCCCAAGGTTACGACATCAATATGGCTGATAAACTGGCTAAAGCTGACATTATGGATAAAGTCTTGGCTGAATCATCTTCTCCAAATCCAGTTAATATCCCTAAAACCGTACAGCCCACCGCTATACCTGAACAAGTCAAACAGCAGCCGACTGGCAATGACCTAGATGATTTCCTAAGTGGAAAAATCGAAATCGGAGCTGAAGACGCTGCCGCTTTGCGAGATGTACTTGCAAGGTACCGACCCAAACAGTTCTAGCAGGGTACAAATAGATGACAATCTCAAACATAAATACAAGTACGACAAATTCAGCTGAAATAGCAAAAATTTGGTCGCCCTTAGTTGTTGAGTTTCTTCAAGCTAACCTAGTTATGACGAAACTCGTTACTGACCGCTCAGAAGATGCAGTGGTTAAAGGTGACACAATATATTTTCCAAAGACTGCCGCTCGAGCTTCCAAGTCCTACACTGAAGGCTCTTGGATTACTGACGACTTGGCTGCTAACACTGACACTCAAGTCACACTTAGTATCAACCAAGCTCAGTACAGCCCAGCTATCATTCCTTGGACTTTGGACGCTAAAAGTAAATATGACCAGAGAGCTCTTCGCTTGCGTGAATCAGTTTACGCTATCGCTAAGAATATCGACAGTTATATCGCTGCTTTGGCAACCTCGTTCACTTACAACATCACCACTTCCAGTGTTACCGTTGCTAACTTGCTTAAGGCTTATGAATACCTTAACATTGCCAATGTCCCACAAGACGAAAGGGCTTGGGTTTTCTCACCAGTCGTTTTGTCTGACCTTATCGCTTTGACCTCTGGATTCTTCATTCAGACTCTTTCTAGCGATGAGAAAAGTTTGATGACAGGTAAAGTTGGAACCATTCTTGGCTCTCCAGTTTATCTTTCAACTAACGTATACAGTTCGACTTCTGGTTCTCCAGCTTCAACGACTTACACCAATATGTATTTCCATAAATCAGCTATCGGTTTTGCGGCTCTAAAGAAGCCACAGACCGAAATGAATTATGAAATGTTGGTACAAGGTGAAGTTATCAATGTGCGAACGCTTTACGGAGCTTGCATACTTGACGCAAACAGAGGTGTGACTATTACTCGATAGTTTTGTTCTTGGGAGGCTACTGCAGAGCCTTCCTCTTAACTAAATTATTATGATACTAGAAATAGATGAAAATTCAGTGCTTTCAAGGCATCTTTGCCCTAATCTTTGCCAATGTCTTAAGTTTCAGGACAAAGTGTGTGAAGTTTGCGGCGAGAAACTCGAGTATATTGGAAACTTTAACGAACACGAACTCGACATCGAGCTGGGAAAGCGGCAATTAATCAAATTAGGCTTAAATAAATGAAAACATTTGACGAGTACGTTATCGATATACAAAAAGAAGTGGATGACACCTCAGACGGAGCCAAGACCGTGATTAAAAGATACCTGACTTCGATTTACGCCGAGGTGATGAGGCAAGTCGGACAATATTTAATGAGTTCAGTGACCGAAGATGACACCGCCGTGCTTAATCAGACCGCTTATCCAGTCTCACAAGACGCTTCGGTTATTCACCAAGTTGCTTATAAGCCCGTAGGAGCGACTAATTTCAGACTTTTGCAGAATATTTCCTTAGAAGATTACAAAGATAATTTCATCAATCGTCCTGCCTCTTTGCCAACAGTGTGGTTTTTGGACGGAAACGTGGTCAATGTCGCCCCTAAGCCAAGCGAAGCTGGAACTGTGAGGCGAGTTTACACCCCGAACATTACCGATTTAGTTTCTGGCGAAACTTCTTTATTGCCTGACAGATACGCCAACGTGCTGATTGACGGAGTAGTCGCTAAATTCAAAGCGTGGGAAAACAACCTAGATGCCGCCTCGATTTACCGAAGTCTTTACGGACAAGAATTGCACGACTGCGTTCTTGACATTGCTAACCGTACCAAACCATTAAGACCAAAACTCTATAATGTCTAAGACCAACTACAATCCTTACTCCGTTCACTCCATTCCTGCTTTTCTGGGAGGGATGAACACAAAAATGAATCCTGACGAGATTCAGGACTTTGAGCTGGCGGATTGCGAGAATTTTGACGTGACTGAGGCTTCCATTTCGACTGCTCCTGGGTTCGTGCTGTGGGATAACAAATCCTTGCCTGGGCCTTACTGGGGAGGGTTTTGTTTTCGAAAGTCAACAGGCTATACAGTCAACATCCGCCAACGTCAAGGCAAACTGGAATACTCAGTGGATGGGACAGAAACTTGGACACAGTGTACCCTACCAACTTCTGGTTCACCTGCCTCGCAAATCTCGCTCTCCCAAGTGCCTTGTACTTTCGCTGCTTTAAATGATATTGTTTTATGGTCGAACGGTTCAGAGAACGTGATGAGTTCGGCTGACGGGGTGACTTGGACTTCCCGCTCTTCCCTTCCAAAATCTAAAGTCTTGTTTGAAAACGCCAAGAACCGTATCCTTTTTCTAGCTCAGACTGGCACAAATAGTCAGTATCGATTTGACTGGTGCGACATCAACGACCCTTTGACTATCAACGCTAATTCTTACGAGCTAGTTGACCCTAATAACTACGGCTACGTGATTGGTGCAGGAAGAACCCCAGACGGTACCACCATCGTCATCAAAGAAGCTGCTAGTTATCAAGTGGCTGACGTGGTCGACACTGGCTTGGTGGACATCAATTTTATCGGGGCTTGCACCATTACCTCACACCAATCCATCGCTACGACTAACACTGGCGTGATTTGGCTCGGCAAGGAAGGTATTTATGAGTATATCGGCGGTCAAATAAGGTTAATCAGTGGTCGAATCGCCAGAGTTGGGAGAAATAACGTGACCAAAGACTATTTGGCTTGCGGAGCTTTCTTTGACAGCAAATATTATCTTTCGATGCCTGATGCCGAGATTTCCCAGGACTACAATTCCCAAGAGTACGTGGTGCATTTGATGCTTGCCCGCAACGATGCTGTGCAACCTTACAGCATTACCCGTAACCGACGTTATTTCGGCTGTTATTTCGTCCAGGACAGCGTTTCCAATAATAGCAGGGTATTGAGACTCTTTGTAGGCGATTCACGTCCACTGAGCACCACAGGAAGCCCTGCGGTGTACGTCAATAAGGTCTTCGGTTGGGTCAATAACAACTATGATGAAAATTACACGCCAGGTTTAGGGGGGGAGCCCCAGGAAGCTTTCTTCGTGACTAAATACTTTACAGAAAACGTCCCCTATTTTAATAAGAAATATAAAAAGTTTTTCTCTAATCTAAAGACTACTCAGAATATTTACATCACAGCTTTTTACAGATTCGTTCCTTATGGACCTTGGACAGAAAAAGTTATCAGTCTTTCCACAGGAGGCTATGATTTCGAAGAAGGCTTCGGATTTGCGGAAGGATTCGGTTTGGCTGCTTTGGGTCAAGGAACGCAGTACACTGACATCGAAAACGTCGAAAAACCCCGAGGCATTCAGTATAAACTTTACGTCTATACCTCTGCCAATGTCACATTCCTGGATTTTGCTTATTCATATATCTTAAAACCTAAATTCAAACAATAATATGTCACACCAAGTTTCAACCCAATTTCCTGATTCGATATATTCCGAGTCCAGTAAGCCATCAGTCACAACCCTGCAAAGTGATATTCAAGCATTGGAAAACGCCCACAACACTCACGATGCTGACACTACTATCCACGTTGCTGATAGTTCGGAAATTTATACCAAAACAGAGATAGGCGCTCTTTTATTAGGTGTAAAAAACGCCTTATTTCCAGTCGGTTCAATTTATCACAACGGAAGCGTCTCAACTAACCCTGCCACCCTTCTTGGCTTTGGTACTTGGACAGCTATTGCTGGCAAAACTATTGTCGGTCTTGATGCTGGACAGACGGAGTTTGCGAGCATTGGACAAACGGGGGGAGCAAAGACAGTCGCAATAAATCATACCCATTTAGGTGTAGACCATCTCCACGCATATTCTGGAACAACAGGAGGACCAAACAATACCATTTCGAGAGGTTCTGGAAGTTCTTCAACTGCATCAGACACTCACGGACATAGTTTTTCTGGAAGCACTGGTGCAGCAGATAGGGGATTAACTACTAGTGATATGAGTACCAATACCAATCCTTCAGTGTTGCAACCTTACGTTGTAGCAGCTTCTTGGCTAAGAGTTAGTTGACACAGTATGGTTTTGCACTGTATAATTTAGGTATAATAACTAATAAGAATATTATGCCTACAGGAATATTTGAAAGAACAGAAGAATATAGGGAAAAACAACGACAGGCAATGCTAAGAAGAGTAAACCCAGGAAAAAATAAAACTGAAGAAACAAAAAGAAAGATAGGGGATGCGGCTAAAGGAAGAAGATGGACTGAAGAACAGAGGGAAAAAATGAAAGGGAACAAGCCACCATCAAGACTAGGAGCAAAACTAACAGAAGAGCAACGAGATAAATTAAAAGGAGAACATAACTGGAATTGGAAAGGAGGAAAAGAAACAAGAAGCAGGAGAGAGGTTCTAAGAAGGCATAATTTAACAATTACAGAATATGAGAAGTTGTTCAGAGAACATAACGGTGTATGTGCAATATGCGGAGAAAAGGAAACATTTAGAAAACATTTATCAATAGACCATAATCATAATTGTTGCAACTCAAAAAAAACGTGTGGTAAATGTATAAGAGGATTATTATGCTCTCGATGTAATCAAATGATTGGAATGGCTCGTGATAATACAAAAATATTAAAATCTGCAATAATTTATCTTGAAACAAAATGATAAACTCGTTTGTAGCAGCTTCTTGGCTGCGTACAGCTTAATTAAAAAACTATGATAGACCCAACAACAGGGATTGACTCGGCGACAACCCAAGCCACGCAAGCCACTCCCGCAACAACTCCAACCTACACTGCTCCAACTTATACTCCTGGGCAGAATTATTCGTTTGACCCTAATCAATACCTGCCAGGCATCCAAAAGACAGCAGCCTCTATTTACGACCCTCAAGCGGCTCAATTAAAAGCCCTGCAACAGATTTCTCAGAATCAGATGGCAAATACCAAGGTCACGACTGAAAAACAGTTCCAAAACGAACTGACAGCCCGTATCGAAGCCATTAACTCCAGAGGTGCGTTCTTTGGAGGTGGAGCAATTACCAACCAAAACGACATCAATACTCGCAAGACCGCCGCTTTGACCAATCTTGACCTTAACCAAGCAGCCGCTGACGCTCAGACCCAGGGACAACTTGGAAGCCTCCAAGCCAATGAAAGCCAATACATCCAAGACCAACTCTCCGGTCAAAACAATTCAATGTACAGCAAGTGGGCTGATTCAAGAAACTTTTATATGCAACAAGCTAATTTTGACCAGCAAAAAGCTGAATCGCAAAGAAGTTACGACTTGCAAGTCAAACAACTAAAAGCCACCCTCAAACAAAACTCCAAAGAATACAAGAAGGCCAAAAAGCAACTCGACCAACAGCAAGCGCAGTTTGACCAGGAGCTAACTTACAAGTATGCTGCACTTAATAAATCAGGTTCTAATTCAACTAACACTAATTCATCAGGTTCTACTTCGACTAACACTAATATCTACTAGCTATGTCATTCCTTAGTAAACTAATTGAAGATGCCAAGAAGAAGAAACTGGATATCAGTTCACAACCCCAAGTGGTTTCGAACCCTCAGTCGAGTGACTTTTTAAGCAGGCTCAATTCCCTTTCGCAATCCCAGCAAGGAATCCAACCCAACACTCCCGCAAGTGATTTTATGAACCGCACGACTCAGATAGCCAGAACTCAACCAGCTCCGACACCTGAGCCGAGTTTTATGCAAAAAGTCTCGCAGGGTCTTTCGGGTTTGGGTTCTTTCGCCAACCAACAGGCTGATAATCTAAAATGGGCAGTCAGCAGTCCTAAGAATTTGCAAAATGTAGGTAGCGAGATTATGTCAGGAAAAACGGTGGATGAATTAAACGCTCTCAGGGAACAATCCACACAAGATGTTCGAAAAAACCTTGTGCAAACTGGGAAACTTGACCTTAACGCTGGACAAGCCTCCAAGGAACTAGCTGGCACAAATTTCTCGACTATTATGGGGTCTGTCGGCGGAGGAGAAGCAAATGTTCTTAAAGATTTCGTCAAATCAAATACTACAAAATCCGTCAAAGATACGGCAGAAAAATATGCCATGAATTTAACTGATGACGTTGCTAAAAACATAGCCAAAACAAAAAACGCTACCGAGATAGCGGATATGTTAAAAGGTCTTAAAATAGAAACACCTATACAGACTCCTGAAGAAGCTGCTAAGTCATTTAAACAGTCGTTTGATAAGACATATAATAGCGGTCCTGCAAAAATTGAAACTGAAACAGCATTGAGCAAATCTAAGGCGATTAGTCAATTAGCCGATAAAAGAAAAAACTACATTCAATCGCAAGCTGGAGAACCAAAATCTTACTCCACAAGTGATATAGCCGAATATAATAAAAAGGTCATTAAGGCTGGGAAAGAATTTGATTTAAAAAACCAAACACCACAGATACCAAAAGAGAGTCCACTAATTGCAGAAGCTAGGAAATATAATACAGAGGAGGAGTTTATAAAGGCACAGAGAAAATTATTACATGGAACAAATAAGGAATTTGATAAGTTTGATTTATCAAGAAGTGGGGATATTCAGCCAAGTGATTGGGGAGAAGGTGCTTAT